CGACGAGGAAGAGGACGAGTCCACCAAGGAGGCCGGAACCTTCTCGATGGTCGACGACCCCATGGGCCTCGGCGGAGACGTCCCCGGTGACGACGCCCTGCTCGACGAGGTGTTCGGCATGACCGCCTCGGACGACGAGGACGAGGACGACAAGGAAGAGAAGAAGGCCGCCGACGAGGACGAGGACGAGGACAAGGAGGGCAAGGAAGCCTCCCAGGTCCCGCAGCGCCCCAAGGCCGCCAAGGGTCCGCAGACGGTCGGCACCCAGGTTCGCACCGCCTCCCACGGTGAGATGGGCGAACTGGAGAACCTCTGGGAGTCCGCCCCCGACGTGTCCGACGTGTTCGGCAAGTAGACGGGCCTCCCCGTCATTCGCTCTTTGAATACCCCATCCCCCGTTGCCCCCGAGAAACCGGAGAATAAAAAGCCCGGTTTTTCGGGGGCGGATGGAGGGTTCTTCGGTATCCCTTCAATAACGGGGACGTATTAGTGAACAAGCCACCTCGGGGGGTGGCTCTTGAGCAGGCTCGAAGCCCAGTGGTTGGGTGTAGAGCAGCCCCAGTTGGGGCACCAACCGAAACCCTGTACTCAGGGTTCAGCGCAAGGAGGCTACCATGCCGCTGAATGGACAGGCTTCGGGAGGCTGGACGGAAAGCTCGTCAGCACTACGTCTGCTGTACGTGGCGATCAGGAACTCCATCGGACTCCTGACCGACGATGCTTTCACCCAAGTCAACCCGACCGCCGTCGCCGTCGCTGGAACGGTCTCGACCCGCGTAGACACGACCCTCACGGGCGTTCTCTCGGGATCCGTGGCTTTCGTTCGGCCCGACGCCGGAAGCAACTTCATCGGAGGTCCGGGCAGCGCTGCTGTCCAGGCCGCCATCGCCGCAGCGCCGACTCAGCAGATCGGCTACCGGGCCCTCGGGGTCTACATCAACGACGCGAACGGGGAAGCCTACGAGAACACACCCGGTGTGGCCTCGGGCAAGGGTCCCTACGTGTCCGGTCAGGGTACGTTCGGCAACGGACTGTACGAGACCAACCTGATCGACAACTCGGCTGACGCCGTCAACAGTCCGCAAGGTGCGGCAATCGTGTACAGGACGGGCATGGCCCTGATGGCAAGCCGCAACGGCTTCCTGATGCCCACGCAGGTCATCGGCACCGACGGTGCCATCGACAACTGCGACGTCATCGCCATGAGCGCTGAGTCGTTCGTCCTGAACGCCAACAATTCCGCAACCCTACTCGGCGTCCTCAAGATGCCGCCGGACGCGACGCAGACGGAACTCGTCTACGACCAGCGGGTATAAGGAGGTACCACGATGAGTGCATCCAACGCACGGAAGCAGCAGATCATCGGCGAGTACATCAAGTCCCCCGCAGGACGTGCCAAGCTCGCCGCATCCATGACCCAGCCCCTGCGTACTCGCCGGGACTACGCCGCCGTCGGACGCAAGACCTTCCTGGTCGAGCAGTTGCCCGACGGTGCCCTGCCGATCTATGACAAGGACCCCGACGTCACCGCGTACGTCGTGGGCGAGGAAGGTCAGAACATCCTCGCAGTGACGAAGCCCAGGCGCGTCATCTTCCCGCTGTTCGAGATCGCCTCGAACCCCGAAATCCCGTTGACCCAGATCAAGGAGCGNCGCTTCGANCTCATCGAGCGNGCCCAGGACCTGGCGAGGGCGCAGATTCAGGCGGCGGAAGACGAGAGGGTGTTCGCCATCCTCGACTCCATCGCCACCGCTGGCTTCGACAGCCTGCCCGCACAGTTGAACCCCGACATCCCCGTCGTGGCCCCGCTGTCCGGTGCAGTCCTCGCCGACGCCTTCAGCCTGATCGAGCGCCACGACCTGCGGGTGGCCCGTGTCTACATGAACGCCAGGGACTACGCGGACCTCCGCAAGTTCGGGCGTGACATCCTGGACATCGAGTCGCAGGCGACGCTGCTGAAGACCGGCCTGATGGCGACCCTCTGGGGCGCTCAGGTCATCACCAGCCGCCTCGTCCCGGTCGGTACGGTCTACGTGTGCTGCGAGCCCGAGCACTTCGGTCGGATCCCGGTCCGCACCGAACTGACGGTCCTCAGCGCCGACGACCCCCGCAACCGGACCATCGGGTTCAGCGTGTTCGAGAACTTGGGGATCGGGGCGTTCAACCCCCGCGGCCTCGCCCGTCTGACCATCACCCGCTAACCTGCGGGCCGGTCACCGGCACCCTTTGAGCTTCAAGAAGCCCCCCGGCCCCCGAGCCGGGGGGCTTCTTTCGTCTTAGGCTTAGCCCCTCCCCAATCTGAGTAGTCAGAGTATGAAAGTGGACCCACAGATCCCGCCTGAAGGGCAGGGAGATCGCCGAGAATGAAGTCCAGTGGAAGAGAGGCCGCTGGGGGGTGGGGACCACCCCGACACGGGAGGCCCGGTAATGTCCGATGACCAGGTTCTGGACTGGAAGGTGTGGGCTTCTGCCGTAGAGGGTGCCCCGCTGATCGATGTCTGTGCTGGAGAGCCCATCACGCCCCTGTTCATAAGCAAGCAGCACGCTGAGTGGTACAACAGGGCGCATGAGGTGCGTCTGGACTGTTCCCTGTGGCACGGGACAGCCAAGGAGGCCGCCAAGGCCAGTGATGCCGTGGCAACGCCCGTGATCCTCCCAGACACCCCCACAGGCGGCGTTGCGGTCATGCATCAGGCCAAGGACCCCGACTGGTCAAGGGACAAGCTGTCCGACATCGCCAGTGCGCTCCGTTCGACCGTCTTGATGGGGCAGACCATCGAGCGTATGGGCCGCCACCCCAAGATGAACGACGAGCAGTTCAAGACGTTCCTGACTGAGATGCAGGAGGAACTGAAGGAGCTTGGCACTACCCCAGAGGCCCTGATCCACGACTACGAGGAGTACTTGGGGTGCGACCTGGAGTCCGGGTACTGGAGACCCGGTACTTTCGGTCTAGGGGGCTGATGGGCGATCCCCACTACATGGTTCTCCTCAACAATGAGCCCATCGTTGACGTGGGGCGGCCCAGCCAGAGCTACCCAGTGTTCCCCCTGTTCGTAAAGCGTAACGACGCTGTGGGGTACATGGCCGCTATGAGCATCCCCCATCCCGACTGTGGGTTGTGGACGGGCACCATGGAGGAGGCCGTTGCCTTTTGCGGGGGGGACGGGTTCCCGCAGTACCCGATGTTCCTGTGCAACCCACCGCACGCAGGGCACCCTATAGGGGCCACATGGGACAGTGCCAAGTGCATGCAGGTATCGTTCAACCTGCTCTCTACAGCTTTGCTGGGGTCTGCCCTCACGCATTACGGACGCAGGCCCGTTCCTGGGGACCCCCTTTTCCGTAAGCTCCTTCGTAAGATGACCCCCGACGCATTCAGGGACACGGACATCGACGACATGATGGAGGACCTGGGTGGCCTCTTAGCCTACAAGGAGCCATCCAACTGGAAGCCCGGTACTTTCGGCCTTGGGGGCTAATGATCACTCCTTTCATGGGTAGAGTGGGGCATGAGCGATGCCCTGGACTGCCCCATCACCGTACCTGAGAGAGTCTCCCCCGGAGACTACGCTAACGCCTTCCGGGTGGTCAGCACCGAGGATGGTGTCTGCGTGCTGGACTTCGTCCGGTACTCGGAACCTACAGAGAAAGCGGTTATGGTGTCCCGTGTTCGGGTGCGCCCAGCGTTCCTCCCGAGGATTCGGGACAAGCTGGATGCGGCAGTGAGGGGAGCACCACATGCACACAACCCGGATTAGCTTGGTATGATCCAACAGGCCCCATCTTTCGGGGGTCTGAAAGCGGAGGTTCTTCATGGAGTTCATTCAGGGCGATTTCAAAAAGTTCCGTGCTACGGCAGGGACGCACTTGGGGGCGCTTCGTGACCCGGTCAATCCGGCGCACATAGGGGCGACCGTACCGGAGAACGCCATCATCGAGTTCGACGGCACCACTGTGAAGTATGGGGCGATGTCCGGTGAGTCCCCCAACATCAAGGGAGCCATCGGTTCGGGCTGGTTCGTGCCCGTGTCCGACACCACAAGCGTCTACAAGGCCAAGCCTGCGGGTGTCCGGGTTCGTCCGGCCACGTCCTTGGGCTCCGAGCGGGGCGGCGAAACCTCGATGGGTGCTGCCACCGAGGAAGAGCAGGTGGTCGGTAGCCTTGCTGCGACGGACAAGAAGCGGCAGGAGGCCATCTCCGAGCGTGTGGCTCAGGCCCAGGAGGCCCGGACCAGCGAAGCCGCACAGAAGGACCCGATGAACCCCGGCGTCACGGTCGGCCCGTCCAAGGTCATGGAAGAGCCCGTCGCCGTTGTCGGCGGTTCCAAGCCCATGCCTATCGACGCCCCCGACGGCTCGATGGTCACGGTCGGTGGCACCGAGTCACCCCCCTTGGAGCCCAAGTACCCCGTCGTGGGTGATGAGGACAGTTCGGGCGTTGAGGTGGGCCACGCTACGAAGGAGGCCGCCGCAGTGTCCGCAGCGTCCGCAGCCTCCTCCGACGGTGAGGTGGTCGCCACGTTCAAGACCGGCACGCAGTTCGCCACTGAGGTGTCGGACGGTTCCCAGGCCGCCTCTGCGGTCAGCGCCATCGAGTCCGGTGGCCCCAAGGTGGAGAAGGTGGCCGCAGCGAAGCGCCCCGCTACCCACGTCACTGCGGAGGACGGCGAGGACATCAACGCCACGCACGAGTCCGGGGCCACGGGTGACGTGTCCGAGTCCCACTCGGGGAGTGAACTGGGGGATCTCCTGCCCGACGCCGCACAGACGGCGACTCCCCAGTCGAACCCCGCAACGGCGGAGGCTGAGACCTTCGTGTGGGACAAGAAGGCGCTGGGTCACTGGCGTGTCCGGGTGACCAAGGCCATGGAGTTCGCCAAGGACCCCGCCACGTTGAAGAAGATCCTCGCCTGTGAGACCCCGTCCGTACAGGGCCACATCAAGTCGGCCATGACTCGCAAGGGCCTCGCCGTCCCCGAATAGCCTGCTTCCCGTTACTCCTTCAATGAGGGACACCTTGTAGGGGACGAGCATCCCCCCCAAGGAGGTCTGTCTTGAGCGGCCAGCAAAAATCAGCCAGTAGCCAAGCGGCCTGGGCACTCTTGACTGAGGGTGTTACCAAGGCCCGTGTTGAAGCCCACCGGCTACAGCACATGGTGACCCGTGCGATGAAGCTCGTTGAAGCGTCCCCTGAAAAGGACCACCTGTACGAGGTAGCGGGCGACATCATCAGCGGGGTCCCGAACCGGCTGGACTCTCTCAACATGGCCCTGGATCGCACTGGCCTCGCCCTCTCCAAGATGGGAGTCGAGTTTCTGGACTCCCGCCTACCCCTGTCCGAGAAGACTATGGTCGACGAGGCCGTGGCTTCAGCGTTCGGGGGAGGTGGAGGCGGTCGGCAGTCCCTTGCAGACAGGGTGGCACACCGCTACCTGACCGAGAAGGAGTGANATGGGCCAGCCGTCCCCTATCGGGTTCCCCGGAGGCCCCTGCCACGTAGTNCAGCGCATCCACGAAGAGGTGCGGGACCCACGGCTCCGGGACACACTCACAGACAAGGTGGAGCAGGGGAAGGAACTGTCCAACCCCGAAGCGTCCAAGGTGTACGACCTGGACGTAGAGAGGGGCACCAAGAGGGTGTTCCGTAAGATCGTGATNGGCCCCCACGCACAGTACCGGATGGACCTCCGGGGCATCACGGTGNCCATGCTCAGAGCGTCNCTCCTCAACTTCCTGATGTACTTCCACAACCAGAAGACCCCGAACCCCTCCCTGCACCAACGCCTGATGTCCGATCTGAACTCCCGGCAGGGTGTTCGCTGGGAAGACCCCAAGCTANGGATGGTCGTTGTCATCCGCATGGANGGACGGGAGACCGTCAAGGTCATCACGACGTTCTGGCANGGGGATCCAGACCCCAGGGCACCAGGTAAGGGCGAGTGCGCCATCCTGGCGGGCTACCAGAAGCCCGTGTCGGAGTTGTCCGGNTACAGGACCTTCGTGGAGTACCCCGACTCNGACCACGTACCCGTGAAGCGCAAGACCCCGGCCTTCCCCTCGCCCTCGTGGTCCCAGATGGACCTGGCGGACAAGGGGTTCTCGTACAACGGCCCCGGCCCCTCCGGTGGTGGCAACGATGTGCCCGTGAGGACAGTCCCGAAGCC